ACAACTGCTATTGCGCTTTGCAGTCCTTCTAATGCGCTTATTGGGTCAATCACTTTCTATCAACCTTTTGCCACTCAAGGCATACTACTTTGCGGTTGTAAACATCGCCTGTCCATGCCCACTTAACACAACGATATTTTTCTTTACTAGATGCTACCAACGTAAAGAACATTGAAAGCACCAGTAGCCATCTCACGTCATACCCCAAACAACGATGTAAAAACACCAGATGACAGTAATGCAAAAAAGGGCTGCGCTCGTAAAAGCGAAAGCCCAATCTTTCATTTTTTAATCCAAGTCTGCCAGACAGCACCAGCAGCCATGATTAACCCACCCACCCATAGAATAGGCTTGGCAGCAGAAGCTATCCATCCCAAGACCTTAAAAGCCCCATCAAGAGCCTTTATAGCCTCGACAAGACCTTTTGTGTTCTTATCTATGTCATCTACTTTAGCTTCTACTGCTAGAAGTCTCTCGTAGATTTGCTCATGGGTGACTTGCTCAGTCATGGCATTTCAACCCAATCAGGGTTATGAGGCCACTCAACAGCAACTCGTGCATCAGAAACAGTTGCAGGGAAGTCACGCAATGCCTGACGATATGTTGCCCACTCAGCCTTCTTTGGAATGGTGCAATCAGGAATCTGAGTCCAGTCGCAAGCTGTCAACAATGTGTTGCGAGTGGCTCTCAGTTGTGCCATTGCAGAATCTTTAGCTGCTTGGATTTCTTCAGCACTCATGTCTGCCACTTGAACGACAGAAACAAACTCACCATCGTCATAGGCAGAGCATGAAACCAACTTCTGTGTCAGTCGGTCATGGGCTTTGAAAGCATTGACCTTCTTAGCATTGTTAGCAGTCAAGAATTCATCGCTTGGGCCACTTGAGTTAAACGATGTATTGCTAAACAGTTCACGATAATCGCCTACTGTTATGGGGCTAGTTAAGATTGCTATTTGCATGATGTTCCTTAATATGGGCCTGTATCTGAGAGTGCCGCAGTTGGCGGTGTGAATGTTGCGGTGTATCGGGCATAGCCTTTGGTGATGCGTAGGTCATCAATGTAGCCTTTAAAAGCGGTTGTTGGGAAAGCAGCCCCATAAACACCAATAGTGCAAGTAGTACCGCCAAGTGTAGAACTATTCGTTGTCGTTGCTCTGCTAGTTCCGTCAATATACAAGGTAACAGTTGTTCCATTTCGCACAAGCGCAATGTGATACCAATTATTGACAGAACTTGTTACTGATGCAGATGTGCGTGTTGCACCAGTCAACATTGAAAAAGAATTTGCAGTGCCATCACCATGGTTGTAGGCAACGCTTAAATCATTAACCCCTGTTAAGTTAAAAAGAGCAGGATATGATTCAACTTGTGTTTGAGGATATGCCCAACATTCAATTGTAAAGTTTCCTGTCCCCATATTAAATATTGCATTAGATGGCGCGACAAGATAATCCCCTGCACCATCAAATGCCAAAGACCCAGTTCCATACTTCTTTACACTTGTAGAAATCTGTGCGTTACCAACAGTTTCTAAAGTCGTAATCATGGCGTTGTCAAAGATTGCGCCATTGGTCATGTTTGCCAATAATGATGTGCCGCTGACGGCGGTGACCGGCGCTGTGGGCGGCGTAAATGTAGCGGTGTAAACAGCAGTTCCTTTTATCATACGCACGTTTGAGGCGTATCCATTGAGAGGAAGAGATACTGACCCATTACCGCCAACTGAAATTGATTGGTTTGTTAAGTTTGTGCTATTAGAAACACTTCCCGCTGATGCACCATTAACCCATATAGTTAATGTGCCGCTTTGCCTTGTAAGCGCAACATGATTCCATGCATTTGGCGTAACAACTATAGACGATGTTAATACAGGACTTGTTGTAAATGCAGCAGGATTTAGAGAACCAGTGCTTAATCCAAAATAAAATCCGTCAGAAGAGCCACTACTGGGGGTACTTCTTGATTCAATAAAAGTTTGATAACCAGAAATTCCAAACACATACACCCAAAGTTCCCATGTGAAATCACCTGTTCCCATCGCAGTAGCAGTTCCACCGCTAGTGGATAAATAATCCCCACTACCATCAAAGTACCCTGACCCACCAATCACGCTTGTGGAGTAGGCGGCAGAAGCACCAAATGGGTTGAAGCGTTGAACGCTTGGTGTGCCATTAACTGTGATGGCAAATGCATTTGTACTGTTGTCAATAAAACGATTGCTTTGGCAAGTTAGCAATTGTGTGTTTGTAATTGCTGTCAGGGGTGCTGTTGGAACTGTTAGTGTTGATGATGTTGGGTCGTAAACAGCAGTGCCTTTAACAATGCGATGATTGCTAATGTATCCGTTAAAATTGCCGCTTGTTGCACCAGATGGCTCGGCAGCAGATATAGCAATTCCAGTTGTTGCAGCATCAGCAGTTGCAGTTACGCTACTTGCTGTTGCAACGCGAGTGCCGTTTACATAAATGGAAAGAGTTTGATTTGACCCACCTCCACGAACAACAGCAACGTGATACCAAACACCAACTGACATTCCATGATTTCCGATTATTGTCGGAGATGAAAATGTTGTTAAATTAAACCCAATTTGTGTATTGTTGATGTAAAAATCAATTCCAGCATCTGAGTCTACAGGCCCGCCACCAAATAACCAATAACTTGTAGGATACCCAGTGCCAGATGGCATAGACGCAAGATTTACCCAACATTCAATAGTAAAAGCGCCAGTTCCAAACGAAAATTGGCCACCAGCGTTTGAAACAGTTAAATATTGTGTAGATGCCCTAACAAAATAATTAGACCAATTAGACCCATAAGGCGAGAAAGAACCTTGGGTTGTATTGCCGTTGCGGGTAATGCTAAAGTTGTTTGTACTGCTATCTAAGAATGTATTGTTCTGTGCGCCATTAGTCCCATCGCCATGTAAGAGCATGGTGACGTAGTTGAACTTATCATCTGGCCCTGCGCCAGAGACTGCTGCTGTTTTAGATGCTGCAAACATAGTCAGTCCTTATGGTGTGAAGTTCTGACCGACAGTCGTGCCGTACCAGTTTGTACCATCGGCAAAGAAAGAATAAATATCTTGTCTGCTTGCAGTAGATGTGATTGTTGGTGCTGTACCACCAGCCCACTTAACTGTTGACCAAGTTACTGTGCGTGAGCCAGTTCCATCTTGCTTCAATAACAAAATAAAAGATTTACCTGCAGTTGCTGTTGGCATCGTAATAGTTGCATTGCCTGTCAGGGTAATGATTTGAACTGTGCCGTTGGTTAGAGCTAAAGTAATCGCAGTAGAGCTATTGGCAGAATATGGGGTCTCAACATAGTTGGTGACTGTAGGATTTGTTATAGTCTTGTTGGTCAACGTGTCGGTTGTTGCTCTGCCAACTAATGTGTCTGTGCTTGTTGGTAGTGTCAATGTTCCAGTATTGCTAATGCTTGAGATTACTGGTGAAGTCAGAGTCTTGTTTGTCAGGGTTTCAACGCCTGTCAAAGTAGCAAAACCAGAGGCAGTAAAGGCTGCTTGTGTCCAAGTTGAACCTGTCCACACATACAAAGTATTAACTGCTGTATTCCAGTACAAAGCACCTGTCAGTAAAGCGTTACCATCATTGTCCACAGATGGTGCAGAACTCTTAGAACCTAAGTATCTGTCATCAAAGGCATCGTAAGTGTTTGCTGCATCGGTAGCACTAGCAGCAGCAGCCGTAGCACTAGAAGACGCATTACCTGCGCTTGTAGAGGCATTTGATGCACTCGTAGAAGCGTTAGAGGCAGAAGTCGCAGCAGCAGCAGCACTCGTAGCAGCAGAACTTGTCGAGCCAAACAGAGTATCAATCTGGGCAATCGTATAAGCGTCTGCAATACCAAACCCACTTAAAGTAGTAGGGTTCGTTCCAGCAGTAATGCGCCCATAAGCGTCAGCAGTTACAGATTTGTAAGTTCCAACTGTTACGCCAGAAGTCGCCAAGTCGATATTGTCTGAGTTAACAACAATGCGTCCAGAAGACGCTGTTCCTACATTAAGTGTGTTACCTGTCTTTGTAAGACCATCACCTGCGGTAATCTGACCTGCACCAGAGAACTGAGCAAAGGTAACTGCTGTAGTCCCTAAAGTACCGCCAGCAGTAATTGTCGAGATGTAACCATTGTTGGCTTGAGTCGTACCCTTCTCAACAAAAGTAAAGGCAGCAACCAACTCATCCCATGTATTAGCGTCTGTGGTGCGTGTCCATGTACTAGCTGCACACAGATAAATACCATTGCCAGATTGAGTGGTCTGGTCTTTAACCAAAACTCGGTCACCAACTGATACCGAAATGCCATCAATTGTTTGTGTGCCTGACAAAGTGATATTCGCAGTAGTCGCAACAACCACAGAGGCTTTAGCATCAATACCTTGGGCTAGTGCATCAACATAACCCTTATTGGCAGCGTCAGAATCGTTTACAGGATTCGCTAGACCAGTAATAGTGGCAGACGTACCAGAATCCATATCCAACGAGCCAGAGATGGTCACATTGTTGAATGTAGAAGTACCAGAAGCAGCCGTGACATTACCTGTTACATTGCCTGTCAGGTTACCAGTTACGTTGCCTGTTACAGCACCTGTGTGTGTTCCTGTGGTGTTACCTGTAACTGCACCTGTCAATGGGCCAGTAAAGCCTACAGTAGCCGTTACATTCGTTCCTGTGATTGCTTGGGCAGATGAACCACCGATAACAGCACCATTGATTGTTCCGCCAGTAGCTGTGATTGACGATGTAGTGATAGGGCCTGAGAAACCAGCCGTAGCCGTAACAGTTCCTGTTAAAGCAGAAGTGCCAGTAACAGATAAGTTACCGCCTACAGTTACGTTGTCGCCAGCAGAACCATCTTGAAAGTTCTTTAACTGAGCCATCAATGTACGAATAGCATTGTTGACCAATGATGGGGCCATGCCCTCCGCTAAGTTAATGCTGTTAATGTCAGTATTGTTGTTAGCGGTACTGCTGTATTCTGAAATCTTGGTCTTTGCCATGTTAATCCTCTTGTAAGGTGCTACCAATCATTCCATAGTCTGCTGCTAATTGCGCCAAACCAGAAATGAATTTAGGGGTTGTAGGTGACATTTTTCTTAATTCTCGTAATCTGTTCATGCCATCTTTACTGGTAATCACATTGGCTAACTGTTCAGCATTTGCAGAGAACGCTCTTTCTGTTGCCCAATTCTTGAAAAACTCTCCATATTTTAATGGAGTCATTGCGCTACCAGTAACTTGTGCAAACGCTGCCAAAGCACTTGGCGCATTTTCTTCCATCTCTTTTAACGCTCTTTGGTTAAAAGCAGTATCAGAACCTAGCTTCTTAACTCTAGCTGCTGCTTCTAACACCTGCGTTAAGTTGTTTAATGCTTGGAATTGTTGTGGGCCAAGAGCCTCAAGCAAAGCCTTTTGTGACTTTGAATCACCAAGTATCATCGCCTTCCAATCAGCACCAGCGTCAATGCGAGGCTCTTTAGCACCAATACGAGGCTTCATTGCCTTTTCCCATTGGGTCTGCAAATAGGCTCGTGTTACATCGTTCCATGCTTCTGGGCTAACAGCTTGGATTTGTTGTCGTGTGTAACGAATGGTTTGTGGTGAGGCTTTACCACTATCAAACAAACGATTAGCTAAGTCATTTAAGTTGTCTTTAGAAACTTCTGTAAGTGATAAACCTGCTCGTCTTTCGCCAAAGATATTAAGTGGCTGTGATAGTTCTTCAAAAGCCTTGTTTGCTTCAAGATACATTGGGTTGTCTTTACCCATAGACTGAACCAAACGATTCTTAATGTTTGTAACTTCACTTTGAATAACTTTGTCCATAGATGAAAAAGATTCTTCTTTAAACATCTTGTCAATGTCAAACTTTGCTCTCTGCAATGCAGGTAGCCTATCCTCAAAGGTCTTAACCATCACCTCATCGCCTTGTGCGTTAAATGATGGCTTCTCTCTATACAGATTGTTTTTGATTCGTTGCAAGGCTTTTAATTCGTCACCCTTGGCAATCTTTAACATTGCATCAATGTCTTTGACAATAGGTGCAACATCTACAGGTACAGAACGCTCAAAGGCAGCACGATACAAAGGCGCAGAACCTTCTTCTCTAGCTTTCTCTAACTGAACAATCCTGTCCTTTAATGCCTGTTGACCACGATAGCCAGCAGTCATTGGGTCATCTACTTTGCTAATACTAGATAAAAACTTATTAACAGCAGGTTGAACTTGCTCTTTGTATCTCTTTAAATAAAAGTCACCAAGCGTATCAGCACTTTCAACAATGTTTCCAAGAACCTTTTGTTGTGATTTAAGTGAGGGTAGGTTTGTTAACTCAGCAGGGGTTAATTGAATCCCCAAGTCTTTTGCTTTTTGGGTTAAGTCTGCAACTTCTGTAGTGCTAATTTTCCCAATATCTTTAGCAAGGTTTTTCTCTAAAATCTTACCCACGCCAAATGGTAAAAGTTGCATACCACCAGAAATCAATCCCTGTGTGGCAACATCAGTACCAGAAAACTCTTGGTCACCAAGTAACCCTGCAATAGCCTGACGTACTGCATTAGTACCTGCTGCAACGCCACCTGTAATGGCTGCGCTACCTGCTACACCTAAAGGGCCAGTCAGTAACATTGGGCTTGTCGCAATACCAGTAACTATATCTGGTGTAGCCTCAAGAACATCGGGTGCATAGTAACCAGCAGCAGTCATTGGCTTAGTAAATACGCTAGGAATCTCTTTGTAATATTGACCATCATTTGCTTGGTAAACAATCTCATCACCAACCACACGATAACGGCTCTCAGGAATACCACGAGCCTGTGCAAATATCTTGATGGCAGCTTGCTTGTCAGTAGGAACACCAGCTTTTAATGCTGTCAATGCACTAGCACCACCTGCTGCGGTACTCTTGGGAATAATGGTTTCATCACGAATAGAAATCTTAGGCGCAGTAGCTGGAGACAGAATCTCATCCACTACGCTCGTGCTAATAGGAAAACGCTTTCGTTCTTCCTCTGTGCTACCACTTAACAGTTCATCAACAACAGACATTTGATTACCTCATTAAGCCGAATTCAGTTGCAAGGCGACTTTTCAATACTGCTCTATCTTGTGGGTTTTTAACATCCAAACCAAGAGAAGTAATCAAAGCCTGTTCACGCTGACGCATGATTTCTGGCATCTTGTCTAGCGGTACATCCACAACTTTCAATCCATTGGCTTTAATGTACTGAAGTCTTGCTTCCATAGTACGCAAGTCTTTTAGCGTATTAGAAAGTTTTGCAGCAAACTGTGTCGGACTATCGCCATCTAGCAATCCGCTTCCAACATTAGGCATACCCTTTTTAATTCGGTCTGCTTCCTCACCAGTACCCATTGCTGCACCAGTTACTTCAACAATGTAAGCATTTAACTCACGAATTGAATCTTGAGTAAATTGAGTGTAATTTGAAAGTTGTTGCTTCTGCTCTGCTGAAAGTTTTGTTAAACCTAACTTTTCACCAATTGCTCTGAAATCTTGTACGCTTCTAAATTTAGTTTCAAGAAACTTAGGGTCATAAGACGTTTCAATCCGATTCAATCTTGAAAGTCGTTCACCTGTAGTTAACGCTGCTTTATCAATAGCATTTTGCGCTTCTTTGCCAACAGGAACAGCACCAGCAGGGTAATTATAAATATCACCACCAGCACCAGACTTTTTCAATGATTTTGCTTTGTCTAAAAGTTGATTAAATTGGTCTGGAGTGATATTTTGTGGATTATCTGTTTTAAACATTCCTTGAGCAAGGTTTGCAAAGTCACCAGTAAATTTACCACTTCTATCAACAGCTAATTTCAAACCATTCTTGGCTGTATCGTCTTTAAGATAGATAGCACCATCAACAGTAACATAGTCGTTACCCTTGTAAACCTGCTCAAGACCTGACGGAGTTTTCTTGAAAATAGTTTTGTCAACAGTCATGTAATCAGGTTGACCAAGTTTCTGTCTGCGCTCAATGCCTTGCATCAAGTTCTCAAAATCCTTGAATGGCAACAACTCTTGCAATTTACCAATAACTGCTTGGTTTGGAATAAGAGCAGTTTCAGCAGGTCTAGCAGGGATAATGCTTGCTTCTGGCATAACATTACCATCATCATCCATAAGTGGGTAATCTGTTGGCTTGCCATAAAGTGCTGCTTGTGCTGGCATTGCCTCTTTGGTAACTTGCTCTTTCAATGTGAATGGTGCAAGTTGCTTCACTTGTTCTTCTAGCTTCTTTTTCTTCATCAACTCTTGCAGTTGATAGTTTTGCAACTGGCTTTGCATAGCCTCAGACATACCGCCTTTATAGGCTTTCTGACCTAGTTGCAAGCCTTCAGCAATAGACTGACCTGTGTTACCACCTTGGAACAATCTGCCAGCTAATGCGTATAGGGCTTGAGCCTGTGCATCATCACGATTGCTTTGAATGTCAGCTTGTGACATACCGAGCAGACCCATTGTGTCTGCACCGCCTGTACCGAAAATGTCTAATAGTCCAGCCATATCAATCCCACCAGTTAGAGCCAAAAGCAGGGTAATTAGTGTCAATAGTTCCCATGTTAGAGCCACCACTTAGAAAATTAGAACCACTATTCCATAAGTTGCTAATACCAGTAGAACCACCTAGATTTTTATACAAACCACCACCAACAGCAGCCAAACCAAGCACATTTTGTAATGTAGATGTGTCTGCTGCACCTGATGTTCTAGATTCGCCTACTCGTCCTAATGGGTTGCCATATACCAATGACATATAGTTTTGCAAGTTCTGTTGTGGCTGGTTTTGCAAGAAGTTAAAACGCTGAATATCAGCACCCAACTGTTGACCTGTGTAACCTTCACGCAACTGACCAGCTTGTAACAACTGGTTAATGTCTTGGTAATCAGCAGCAGCTAACTGAGGCGCAGCACCAATGGCTTGTTGCTGACGTTGACGCTCTGCCTCGTAGTTCTGATAAGCTAGTTGACCTGCTGTGTTAGTCAATGCTTGAGCATACTGACCAGACGCTCTATCCTGTAGGTTACCCATAGCACCAGAGCCATAACGCCCTGCAAGACTAGCTTTAGAGCCAATGTCGCCTAGTGTTTGCTGGTATTGTTGTTGTGCAGCTTGTGCTGCTGGCGCAAATGCACCTTGAAAGAAAGGGTTTCCACCTAGATAAGCACCACCCAAAGTTCCCTGTAATTGCTGTTGAGCAAGTCCAGTTAAAGGATTACCAGCTAAAGCACGAGTTTCTAAGGCTTGAACACCAGCTTGTGTAGTCTGAGATGGTGCTACAAAGGTTTCGCCTGTGTAGTATTGTGGGCCACCGCCCTGATAAAGCTGTTGAGCCTGTCCCAAACCATACGTTAAATATGGTGCTATTGTTGGGTCAACTGTGGATGTGGTAGTAGTAGCCATCTTTACTCCTAAAAGTTCGGATTCCAAGATGGGTCATCCACGGAATCCATTATACATAAATTATTAAAATTAACCAATAATTGCATACCGATATGTCTTATTGGCAGTCGAATTTGCAAAGTGAGTAATCGTAGCCGTACCCTGTCCTTGGGAACTGGCGTAGATGTTTGTCAATGCTGACGGAGAGATGTAGTTCATAGTAGTAATCAAAGATGCTGTAGATGGGTAATTTGTACCAGCAGCATAGGCTTGAATACTCACAGTAGTGCTATCTGTTTCCCACCAAAGTTCAATGTAGTCATTGGCATTTAGACTTAAATAATAGTTCCATCCAACCAAATTATGACCATTAACTGAACCATGCTTGCTAGGAATAGCAAAGAAACCTGTTGAGCCAGTAAGATTTGTTCCATTAACCTTTATCCAAACCCTTACGTCATGGTCTTGCGAGTCAGTATTCTCAAACTGACCAGACCATTGAAAGTTATAAATGCCTGTGTTTTTGACATTCATCCTAGAACTATTGGACAGAGTTACTCCATTAGAGTAATCAGTTGTGTCCATTGTCATTGCATAAGCAGTATTTGCTGCACCAGCAGTTTGGTCAACAAGGCTCTGAAAAGCCCCATAAGGCATATAGTCGGTGTTAGCAGCAACAGAGGCAGGGGCAAACAAGATAACGCTTTCTGGGCCTATCCTTCGGTCTGTCAAAGTGGTAGTAGTAGCACCACCAGTTGCCAGAGTCAAAGTCCCTGTGTTATTGGTCTTTCCGTCCATGATGCCACGGACAACTTCAGCCACAGCCCTCTGGTCACCACCAAACGCAGGTAGGCTTCTAAACATCAGCGCACTCCCTGACCTGTCACATCCACATCTACAGCAACAGCGTTTTTCCAATCTGCGCCAGTAGGAATAACTTGAATACGATGGTAACGCCCTGCGCTACGCAAAGAAACCCTGTTCTCTGAGTCAGCAGCTACTGGTGTCCCAAAGGTAACATCTTGGCTTAACAATGTGCGAGAAGCCACAGCAACAGTCGCTGAACCATTATCTACCTGTGGTCTAGCCAAAGTCACTACAGATTGTCCACCAAGGTCAATGTCTCCAGTAGCAATTCTGCCTGTAAGTGGTTGACCTGTGTATGTGAAAACCTTTGCACCTAGCGTACCACCAAGGAAATACTTACCACCCACATACAAACGTGAGTCTAAACTTGTTGTCAATGCGTCAATAGATGCGTTAATGCTATCCAATTGCTCAAGCGTAACAGAAGTAGTAGAGGCTTCTGACAGGTAATCAGTACCAGCATCCGCATAAGTCCATTTCTTAGTAGCAAAGTTGTAAATGATTAGTTTACGATTTCCACCAGTATCTACATAATTCCAAATAACCAGCTTACGAATTGGGTCAACAGCAGCAGACATAGTTCCATAGTCAGATTCTGATGCGTCATCAATAAAGAATCGGTCAACCTTTTCGCTTCCAATTGGTACTACTTGCTGACCATCACACATATAAAAGCCATCGTCCGATAGGAAGAATGTAACTCCTTGGTACTGTGCAATAGAACCAGCAACCATACATCCCTTGTTACGAGAGATATTGTCAAACTGGAATATGACCGGAGTACCTACATAGGTCATTCGGCTAATGGCTCTTTCTAAGAACACCAAGCCAAACTCACCACCACGGATTCCTACAATCTGTCCACCATCAGGAATGTCCTGATAGTCAGACTGAGTGTTTACATTCTCTACCCAATCTGTTTCATCGTTAATTGCTGACCAACGAACACGATATTGTTGTTGTGCAGCAGATTCAAAGGTATTTGCACAAACAACAAAATCACGCACGACAGTAATAAACTTAGCTATCGGTGCAGATGCGCTTAAATTAGCAAAAGACGTAGAAGTTCCTAGCGTCCATGCTTGCAGTACGTCAGCATTGTTTGTAGTAATTACTCGTTTACCAAATTGAGTAAACCTAACTCTATCGTTAATGCCAGTAGTCATTCCTGTCTTAACTTGAGTCAATGCGCCTACGCCATCTACTGTGTAAATCTTAGATGCGCCAGAAGTAAACAACTGAGTAGTAGAGTCTGGATTCTTGGCAGCGTACAGAGACACTAGGTCTTCAGCAGCAGTACCAGAAAAGGCTACAGCACTAGGGAAAGGCCCATAACCCACAGCCTGAGAAACCACGTTCTTAGCGTCAGTCAATGCGCCAGATATACCTGATTGGTCAGGCATCCACTCACCTAGTTGAATTCTTTGTGTAGGCATATCAAATGTATGTAGTTTGCATTGCCAAAGGAACGCCAGAGTATTGACCCTTTTCATCTGAACGAGTCAACGAACCCATAGCCCTATCAAACATAGTTCCCCATGTATTGATTCGAGCATCGTTCATCAGATAAGGCTCTGCCTCTAACAAAGACGCATACAAAAGCAAATCAGGACAGACAGTCAAGAATGTGTTTGATGTGTTTGAGTCGCTCAAGAATGGAGGCGCAATGGAGTAAACTAAAGTCAATGTGTAGTTACTATCTGGGATAGGTGCTAACTTAAATGTCGTAGCCAAGACTGTGTAGTTCAATGGCTTACCAGCGTCCATGCTTCTGGAGTTACGAGAGAACAAAGACGGAGATTCATAGTTCAATGGCATTACAGGATTACCAGTAACCACCAAATCTTTTACTTCCAAGAAGTCAGATGGTATATTAACTGTAGCTGTTCCTGATGTGCAGGTTAGCGTAGTTGTATTCAACATCTGGCGAATACGCAAGTCTCTGCGTAAACGAGTTTCTGCCAAACGGATAAAGTCTGGAATCTGTGTTGTTAGGTCTGAACGAGCCAAGTACCCTGCGATAGTTGTCTGTAGTTCAGCATAGGTAGTAAAACTCATACAACTCCTGTTCTAGTGCGCCACGCACGATTCATTGGGTCATTTAACCAAGCAGCAAAACGCTTTTCATCAAGAACAGCAAAGCCACGCATGATTCCAACTTTATTCAAGTCATCAATGACTGTCATTGGAATAGATGCAACTTTGTTACCAAACAACTGGTCAGACCATCTTGCTCTCTCGTCATACGAGTTATATTCTTTTTTGTTCTGCTCAACAATGTCAGACACATCTTGACGAGTCTGAATGACGATACCGCCCTCACCATCAGCATGAACAGCAGTTTGTCTAAAATTGGTAGGATTTTGCATAGCCTAATTCTATCAGTTTGAGTAGAAAAGAAAATGCCCCAGAGGATTAGTCTGAGGCATTTTTTGGGTTACACCAGATTAAGGTGTCAAGTCAGCCAAAATGCCATGAGCAGCTTGGTTTTTAACTTCCAATGTGTACTCACACAACAACTGTGTGGACTCATTGTCGCCAGTAACAGCCAACTCATTGGTCTGGAAAGGACGCAAGTAAGCAATAGCAGCCATGTCAGGGTCAAGGATGAACGCTGTCTCGTTACAGCTATTGGTAGATGTCATGAACCTGTTGGGAACAATTGAGATTGCACCGAAATCTGACAGGTAAACATCTGCTGCGCTGACGATAGTGGTAGGGGTATTGGCAGGGGCCATGAAACGCTGTGCAGCGATACCTGTGAAAGCAGACACCAATTGCTTGTGTGCAGGGTTGACCATCAACACTTTAGGATTGCCACCAGAAGCGTAAACTTCTTTAACGACAGTCTTCAAAATGTCTTCTGTGAAAGTACGATTTGTACCATCAGTACGAGCAGTAGTTCCCAAGTCACCAGCAACGCCAGAAGTGCCACCATCATAGTTGGAGTTCAACCATGCTTGCAGACCACCCAATTTACGAGCAGTAGAACTGTTGCCGTTAGCAGCAGTCTGGTTGCTCAACAGGGAAGTCTCCATGTCACGCTTAATTTCCGAACTAGCTTTGGCCAGTTGGTAGGCTTTTTCTGATTTTCGGCCAGCCTTATCGACAGCTTGCAAAGTGCCAGAAATCTTTACAGTCTTCTGAGCAATCTGGCAACGATTACCAACACGAGTAGTAGGAGACATAGTAGCGTCAGATGCCGTTGCACCTTCGACTGCGTAGTTGTCTAAAACTGGGGCGGCAAGCGAATCGACTTGCCACTCATGCAAAACAGCAGTCGCTTTAGTCTTGCCAATGGAAGACATAAATGGAACATCTGTTGGTGAAATCGAGTAGATAACATCCGAAAGGTCTTCTCTCATACCGATTGCGGTATATGTTTGATAGGTAGCCATAATTTAATACTCCAAAATTTATAAAAATCGTTCAAATGCTCTGGCAGCGTCTGAGACTTTTCCTGTCTCACGCAACCTCTGCATAACCTGTTTATCTTGTGAAGACCTAGCTTGAGGAACTGAAGTACCAGAACGCATCATCTTAGGGGCAGACTGGAGTTTTTTATTCAACTCTGGTTTGCTCTTTTGAAGTTGCTCATACTTCATTGCCTTATACAAGGTCATCACAGCACGAGAGTCATACACGGAACTAAGTTCTTGGTCAGACCAACCTACAG